GGGGGGGTAAAATCCCTCAATGAGCGCTTCGACCATTTTTGCCGCGAAGGGCTCAAACATTATTATAGATTCATGGACAATATCTTCATCATGCATGAAGATAAGGTCTTCTTACGCCTCATGGCGGAGCTTGCAGTCATGCACTTGGCTAGAGACTGGAAGCTGAGCATCAATAAAAGTTGGAATATTCATCGTACATGTGACGGCATAGACTTCTGTGGACAGAAGATCTTTGCCGACCATGCCCTTTTGCGCAAGCGCACCAAGCAGGCACTCTGTGCCCAGGTGGCAAGATTGCGCAAACGTGGACTTAACGATGAACAGATCCGGCGCAAGGCAGCATCCAGGCTTGGCCTAGCCAAACACGCAGATACAAAAAACTTATTAAATAAAATCGGTATGAAAAAGTATGGTCAGATTGTGAAGGCTCGCAAGGGAGAGGTTCCCTTCGAGGGCATGAGCATGGCACAGAAGAAGCATCCAGGCGATATCCTGTGCCACAACATTGAGGACTATGACAAGTTCCTCATCCTCATAGAGGATTACAAGATAGATAAGTCGAGAGTCGACTTCAAGATGGAGCAGGTTGAAGAAGTTGACGACCAGGGCGTCAAGCACATAGTCACCAAGAAGGTGCCTAAGGACCGCCTAGCCATCCGCTTCCGTTTCATCGATCACGTCCGGAAGACAGGACAACTCGATGAACATGGCGATGAGATTGAGGAGCCGGTTTGGCAACCTGAGTCGTGGTGGCTCTTTACTGGCTCAGATATTCTGGTTGACCAGGCACGCAAGGAGTGGGAACTGCTGGAAAAGGGCTTCTACACCGTTGCAGCCGAGCTAACCAACAAGTTTGGCAAGAAATTTTATAAGTTTATCTAGATGCACAAGAAATTTTATCTTTGCCGTATGTCATACTTGAGATATGACAGCAAGCATTTTCTTCTGTTCCTGAGTGAGCAGAAAGTAGAAAACTATCACCCAGACACCACCATGTCGGAGTCTGATGGCGATAGTAAGACAGTGACAGCCTACAGCTACGAGGGCACAGAGATTGACGGCTCCACTAAGATTGAGGCTGAGTTGGCAAGCTATCGCGAGTTCGTGAATGGCCTGGTTCGTACTAAGTACAGCCAGAGCGATGTCGAAGCTATTCTATGCAACCATGGAGATGGCAATAAGGAGCATGAGACAGAGTATCAGGTATTCCAGGAATGGCGAGAGCAGGCTAAGCAGATGGCCAGAGAATTACTCGACAGAGATATCTCATAGTTATCAGATACGGCAGGAGGGCAATAGTTCTTCCTGCCGTATTTTTATATTTCTTATATTATCTGTACCTTTGTGCCAGATTTAATCAGGTACAGATATGCAGAGAAATACCAAGGATTGGATACACTACAGCTCGGCTGGCATCGTACTGCTTGCTGGCATTGTGCTCGTGTACATCAGCTTTTTTATGTCCCACGACGTCACATCTAACGTCTTGTGGTACTTTGGGCAGAGTCTGGTTTACGTGGCAACCGTCTTTGGTTTCGCACTGACTTTTGACACCAG